TCCATACGTCCTACGGGCAGATGTGGAGCTTCTCGTGCAGATGTTTTTTCGCAGTCCGGGTAAGGACAATGTTGTGAAATTGCACCCTGTTCCATAGGGGGGCGGTCAATATGAGAGTACCTGTTGTAAGTAAGTACCCACTAACATAGTCAAATTAAATGGGGGGTGGTGAATATGAGAGTACCTCATGGTTTGGCGGATACCCCTTCCGCCATATAGTTGTGTAAGTTATTGTTTTATATAGGGTTATTTGCCCAGGGTAATATTTATGGTGCCTTTTATGGTGCCTTTGTAAGGAAATGGAGTACATATGCCAAATATACGGAACAGATTATTGTCAGGTGTTGAGATAGGCACCATAAACGAGGGTCACTCTGAGACGTTACGGGGGGATGACAGCCCTACAGGCAAGCCTACGATCCTTATTAACGAGGCGTTATACAAGGGCGCTGCTAGGGACAAGATGATTGCGGCGGAATCCATACACTTATTGAAGGATATAGATCCTGAACGGCATAAGACGTTAATGGACACTGCTATTGCGGACAGTGATTACATGGATTGGACGCGAAAATCCTACGATTATGTTTCTGGAAATATACCAAACCCCGAAACTGGCAAGTTTGATATACCAAAAGAGCGTTTAGAGAAGCGTGACTTTGACAAGTGGCACAACGTATCCCGGTTTGACCAAGTAATAGGGGGCTATATCTACGCACAAGACCCTGACTTGCCGACAATGAAGAACTGGGACAGATATGACCTGCCAATGGGCAGTGACCTGAGAGCGGGTTTAGAGGCGTTTAGGGAGGAGTTTGAAACTCCACAGATATCCAACCCCAAAGTTAAATATTGAATACATTGATATGTGCTTTATAATCATTAGATTGTTTTATTAGTCAATAGGGTATTATGTCTTTATATAGAAACATAGCCAAGAAGCGTGCATCAGGACGCACTATGCGGAAGAAGGGTGACGCTGGTGCGCCTTCCGACCAAGATTTTAAAAACGCGGCTAAGACTGCAAAGAAGAAGCCCAAGTAATGGCTACGCCTCGTAAGGGTAAAGCCAAGGTCAAGGTTACTGCGGCAGGCAAACGTGTTTCCTACGGGCAAGCTGGCAAAGCTGCTGATGGCGGGAAAAGAGTAAAGCCCGGAACAGGCAAAGGTAATTCGTATTGTGCTCGATCACTGGGAATCAAGAAGCGGTTATCGAAAGAAAAGCAGAACGACCCCAACACCCCTAACAACTTGAGCCGAAAGCGTTGGAAATGCTCAGGGGCTAAATCAACTAAATAAGGTTAACGAGATGGCGAAAGGTGTCGGACATTTTTTCAAAGACGGGTCTCTACATGAGGGCGGCTCTCATAAGATGCCAAACGGAGAGGTCCATTCAGGAGCGAAGCACACTTCATCAAGTCGGCGGTTGTTCCATATAGAAGAACTAGGCAAAGCAGCAAAGGAGAAAGCGATGAACTATGGAAGCAAAAAACCTAAGAATAAAAAGCCGGTGTCAAAAAAAGCTCCTGCCCCTAAAAAGGGGTACAAGAACAAATGAAGAAAAAGAGTTGCGACCATCGCGAGAAGTTAGGTAGCAAGGGTGATCTACGCCGCCCTACAAATACTAAAAAGTTTTCTGATAACTACGACAAGATTTTTGCAAAGAAGAAGTCCGCAGATGGGTGAGATTATTCTCGAAAGATTTTGCTACCACCCCAACGCGACTCTAGGCGTAATCCGATTGGACGGTGATATTTTTTATACTGTTGAGCGTCCTTGGCTGGACAACAAGCCAAACGTGTCTTGCATCCCGGAGGGAGAGTATGAGATGAGCTGGCGTACCTCTCCTAGGTTTGGGGAGACTTGGCATATTAAGGATGTCCCGGACAGGACTCATATTCTTATTCACGTCGCGAATTTTTCAAAAGACGTACAAGGCTGTATCGGTTTGGGGTGTGAGTTGATGGGAGACACGGTTGCTGTTAGTCAAAGCAAAGCTGCGGTTGCGCTGTTTGAGTATCTAACGGAAGGCAAAGAATGGACGATAAAGATCGTCAATGCTCCTACTGCGGCACTCTAGAATCACTTTTAGTTGATCGAGACCTTTGCGAAAGTTGCAAATGGAAGCTCGTAAAGAAGAGCTATGAGAACAGCCTTCCTGATTATTTAAGGAGTCGAATCAGAGTTGCTAAAGCTCGCGTTCGTAAAAAGGGACTTATCTGCTCTCTAAGTCTAGATGAAGCAGTTCAGATTTGGGAAGAGCAAAAGGGAAGTTGCGCTGTGACCGGGCTTCACATGACCCACACCGCAAGTAACTTTGAGTTTGCTGCTTCATTGGACCGGATAGACAACAATCTTGGATACGACAAAAGCAATGTAAGGCTGGTTTGCTCCCGCGTTAACACCATGCGAAATGACCTAGACACTGAAATGCTCATTTTTTGGGCTAAGGCGATATGCAAAAACAATGAAAATTGAAGACGCCGCTAGAATTTTAAAAGCAGATTTCCCGTTATACGCTGAAAAAATTCTTAAAGTAATTACTAAAGAGGGTGAGGTTAAACCCTTTGTGCTGAATCCTGGGCAGGTAGCCGTCCATAAGCAGTTAGAAACCCAGCTTAAAGAGACTGGTCGAATCAGAGCTTTATGTTTAAAAGCCCGACAAGTAGGCATCAGCACCTATGTCGAAGGGCGATACTTTTGGAGGATCACTCAGACCCGCAATGCCAACGCCTTCGTACTATCACACCTTGCAGAATCGACTAACTCGATCTTTAACATGGTTAAGCATTTTTATGAAAATGTACCTCACCCCGCTTTTAAGCCACCTCTTTCGTCGCAGTCCGCGCAGACGCTTGCATTTGACGGTCTCAACTCCCGATACAGAGTTGGTACAGCCCGGTCAACTCAAACAGGTAGAGGTCAGACCAATAGGTTTGTCCACGGATCAGAAGTAGCCTTCTATCCACAGGGAGCCGACATAGTCGCTGGCTTACTCCAGACGGTGGGCGGTCAGGGTTCAGAAGTAATTCTAGAATCTACTGCTAACGGTGCTGGTGGTTGGTTCTATGATCAGTGCATGAAGTCTTTGCGCGGAGAGACAGAGTGGGTAGTTTGTTTTGTCCCTTGGTTTTGGATGCCCGAATACCAAAGGAAGCCAAGCCCTTATTTTGAGGCTACTCCAGAGGAGTACAAGATTGCTCAGATGTATAATCTCAGCGATGCCCAGTTGTGTTTCCGCCGCGCAAAAATTGATGAGCTAGGTGGGACTGACCTTTTCAAGCAAGAGTATCCAAGTAACCCCTTAGAAAGCTTCCTTACATCTGGTAGATGTTTTGTTGAAGACTCCGCGTTAAGAAGTGCTGAGTCAGAGTGTTACACCCATGACTTCCGTGGGGACTTCAGAAACGGCGCACTGTCCAGTCACTCTCACGGTCCTTACAAGGAGTGGTATCCACCATCGCAAGACGAATCTTATTGTATCGGAGTGGATGTGGCGGAGGGTCTGTCATACGGAGACTACTCCTGCGCTCAAGTTCTGGATTCGTTAGGCAGGCAAGTAGCTTGTTGGCACGGGCATATAGATCCGTTTGAGTGGGGTAATGTAGTCAAAGAGTTAGGTCAGCGATTCAATAATGCTTACGTCATTGTTGAGCGTAACAACCACGGACTGACTACGTTGAGAAGGATGCAGGAAATAAGCTATCCCAACCTGTTTGTAGAGTCCTCGGTAGACAACGCTTACGGTGACAAGCTAACAAAACGCGGAGGCTTTCTTACTACTTCAAAAACCAAACCGCTGATTATTGACAACCTTGCAGCGATACTCAGACAGGGTGAATCTGGCATTGCGGATCAAGAGCTTGTGAACGAATTACGGACGTATGTCATTGATGATAAAGGGTCTTTTAATTCTCAGTCAGGGTGTTATGATGACCGAGTAATGGCTTTTGCTATTGCTTTGCATGGACTTGCATCAATGCCCCGACCAAGGGCAAATATTATTCAAAAACGCTTCAAATCAATTGATGCGGTTGCAGGATATTAGATGAGTGAAGTCCAGTTTGAAGTGATAGAAGCGTCTGACGGGACGCAAGAGCAAGAGTTGCTGAACTTAGGTTCACGCCTGTCATCTACATTTCAAGAATATAAAGACGCTAGAAAAGAAACTGAAAATCAGTGGATCAAAGATCTGCGTCAATTTCAGGGAATGTACGAGCCTGACGTTTTAGCAAGGCTTAACGAGTCTGGCGCTAGATCAAAAGTTTTTGTCGGACTCACCCGCACTAAAGTCATGGCTGCTTACAGCAGAATCATCGACCTTCTATTCCAACACGGCGATGCATACTTCGCTGTAGAGCCAACAGCAATACCTCAGATCGATCCAATGGAGATGATGAAGATCAGAGAAGCTGCCGCGCAGCAGATTGCTATGGCTAGTGGCATGGACCCATCTCAAAACGAAGATCTGATTGCTCAACGAATGCAAGAACTTGAAGACGAGTTTTTGAGTATTGAAAAAAAGATAGCGCGTGAAGCAGCCGAAGAGATGTCTACGGTCATTCAAGATCAGCTTCAAGAATCTAATGCAGAGCAGAAGCTAAAAGAAAGCATGCTAGAAGCTTGCATATTCGGAAGTGGTGCCATTAAGGCAGGCACTGTCCGTATTGATCGAAAGCAAAGTTATTCAAAAATAACCGACCCCACAACAGGGCAAACAAGTTTTGCATTAGCTCAAATAGAGCAGGCTGCGCCAGAGGTGGAAAGTGTTTCAATTTTTGATCTTTACCCAGATCCATATTGCACATCTCTCAGGGATTGTGATGGGCTGTTTCGTCGGCATGTATTAACCCGCAAACAGTTCAGAGCACTGATGGATTTGCCGGGGTTTGATGCTTCGATGGTTAAGTACCTATTAAAGAACAACCGCAACGGTAACCACACCGAAGAAAATCATGAGCGGACCCGCAGGAATATTGCTGGAATTCATGAGAATTCTGAGTCTCACCGATTTGA